GGTATCGGTAGGTAAGGTGAGGGCGGCGGCTAACCGCCCTCTGTTAGTGCCGCACTAACACCTACACTCGGTAGACCCAGTAAGTGTTGGCATCTATTCGTCTGCCAACACCTTCGACTGATTTGGTTGGCTTGTCCAAAGCAGTCATCATTAACAATGCAATCTTCTCTTGCATCCACAGAGGCAAGGCGTCCACTGAATGGTAGTCGCCCTCCGCTCCGCTGTCAACGCTATCCATGCCAATACATGCCACAGCGATAGTATTCGTGTTCGGACATATGTAAACACGATATATGTTGTCATCATGTGGTAACTGCTGAGCGTCAACGCACAACATAAAACATGCCTTCACCCGCACGATAGCCCACGTCATCGACGTATTGCTTGTCGTTCAGGATGTTGAGAACGGACAGTTTGCCCATGATGTCCTCGGGCAGATCGGATGCGGTGTAGCGGTGCACTTCCTCACCGATGTTGGGGTTCCAGTTTTCGGCATTGTCGATGGATGCAACGTCAAAGCACTGATCCCCGAACCGCTCGTAAACCCGCACAAACCACATGGGCACACTACGTCCCTTGTATTGGTTAGCCTCTTCGACAGCCGCAAAGTAATCGACGACAGCGACACCGAACGATGGATCAACAAACTCGTGACCAGTTGTTATCAGATGTTTGAGTTCTGTCATCAAACGTGTAGTTGAGTTGTCACCGTAACTGCGCACGTCAACGATACTGCTCTGGATGTCACGCAGTCGGGTGTTGACTTCACCCGCCACGTTGCTCACCTCGGTCGATACGTCCTTGACGTGTATCTTCGCCATCTCGACAGGGTTGTAGGGTCGGATGTATTTCTTGACGTTGCGCAGTGCGGTGTCGATGTTGGTGGACATCGCCATGTTATGTTGATCGTTGTAATCGGAATACTTGCCGTTGTATATGGTGCGCGAGTGAACGACATACATCTCGGTGCCATCGCCGCCTTGACGGTAGTCACCGTAGCCAATCCAACCTAGCACATAGGGGCAGTCGTCTCGGTAGATATACAGTGACTTCTTATTACGGTCGATGAATTGCAACCCGCGAACGGATTGCTTGATCTTGTCCCGCAGTTCCATGACTGCAAAGCATGGCCCATCTACTCGGCCTGCCTGTTGTTTTGTTAGTGCGTCACTAACGAGTTCGTGCTTGTAAGCCATCGTTCTCTCTCCTTACTTCTTAGTTACTGTGAAGCCGCAGACTCGGTTGATCCAACGGTTGTATTGCGCCCTCACGCGCTTTGCATCCTCAACCGTCTCGGCGTTCTTGATGTCAGAATATGTTATAAAGTTCACTACCATATTCAATCTCATAGGATTATTATAATCCGTGATGATCTTTAATGCAATGTTTGCAGGAATGTCCTCTCGTGACGAGAACCACGTTCTGTTGGCATACTCGGGACGCGCATACAGCATAAGTTCTTTCTGCATACCCGCCGCATACTGCCAGTCGTCCGTGGGTAGCATGGGTGCCATCGTGATTGTCCACTCCCAGAAATCGTTGATCGCCTTCTTGTGCTTGGCTTTCTGTGACTTCTTGACCAAGGTGCGCGGTGGTTTCGGCGGTGCCTTACCACCTGTCTCCAAAACAAAGTTGCCATAGCCATCGTCCAACCGTTTGAAGGTCAGTGCTACACCGTCATCACGCGAGGTCAGACCCTTGTGCCAAGGTGATAACTCGACACCACGCTCTTCGGCACTCTTCTTGATGCTATCGACGTAGGTCAGCGGGAAGGAGTTGCTCTTGGCGAGGAAGTATTCTTTGTCGCCGTGCTTGATAAAGTGTTTACCGTTGCGGTTGCGGAACAGCATGTTGCGGGGTATGTGACGCTCAAGGAAAGAGTAGCGTGACTGATGCGCACCCTGCCCACTCTCGTTGCGGATGGTCACAGTTTGCGAACCGTCCTTGTGCTTGCGCCAGACGATAGGGGCGAACCGTATGATCTCCTTGTCGTTAGAGGCACCGTGGTAATTAGCCCACCAACCGTAGGGATCACCTACTCCGCCGTCCATCAATCCGTAGCAGTTGTCTGAAAACTTGTGAACACGCTCCCACTTACGCTTACGATCGCCAGTCGGACGTATGTCCTTGCCGCTGTTGCTCTTGCCACCCAAGGGTTTGGTGTTGTTGTAAAGTGCTTCGACATCTTCAAAGCATACGGGGTTTATCCAATACATAGCCATTGTTCGTTCTCCTGTTAGTGCCGCACTAACCGTTGCGGACTTTGTTAAATGCTAACTTGATCGTGTGGATTTGTTCGGTCGCGTTCTTACGCGCTTGGAACCCTTCGAGTTGCTCGGCCTCACTCCGTAGCCTCTCGCAATGGTCGTTCACGATCTTCTCAATTAGGGCTAGTGCCCATGCGTATTCGATGTCGTTAGTCATTGTCTTTCTCCTTTTGATTACATGTCTCTTGACTTGATATGAACGTGTTTACCCGTGTCGGGCTTGGCACTGCGGTTGTCCAAGATGCACCACAGCACAGGGCAAGACCACTGACCCCACGATCCACCAAGATAGCCATCGGTCAGAACGATAGCGGCTTGCGGCTTGACACCGTGCTCGGTCAGATATGCGGGAACACACTCGACAGATGTGCCGCCGCCACCCTTGGGCTTGGTAGTCTTTACGAGGTCATCGAGTTGGTGCAGGTCATACTTCTCGTCCTGACAAACTTTGGTGTCCCAGTAGAGTAGGCGGATAGCCTCGGGGTGCACCGTGTCACAGATAGCCTTGATCTCGGACATGAACGCTGACAGTTCGAGTTGACCGATAGAGCCTGACGTATCGACTGCGATAACAAGTTCACCTACCTGTTCGCTGATACCGCTCGGCATGTAGTAGCCTGACGATACATAGCGGCGGTTGGGTCGTTGCCACGTTGAGTAGTCATTACCTGCGCATGTGGTCTGAATAAACTCACGCAACACTTCGCGCCAATCAATCTGCGGTTCGAGTAGATCGGCAAGGTCACGGTCGCCACCACTGCCCATCTTGCCTGCGATCAACGCACCCTGACGGATAGCCTCGTCAATATCTCGTGCGAGTTCGCGCTTCTCGTCGGGTGTCAGTTCTTGCGCACCATCCCAGTCATGGTTATCGAAACCCTGCGGTTGCCCACCCTGTGAGCTAGAGCTGCCACCTGACCCATCATCTGATTGGTTGTTATCACGCAAATCGGCAAAGACTGCGGCGCTGTCCCACCCACGATACTTGGGGTCGAGACACCCACCCTGCGGCATGACTGCCCACCCATCGGCGTTGTCGTCTGCAATCTTGATGTTGATTACATAATCACAGGCTACGTTGGCGAGTTGAGGGTTCTCCTCGTGCAGATGCCGCCATGTCGTGAGATGTCGGTATAACTTGTGATAGCACTCGTGCAACACAAGAAACCGTAACTCGGGATCGTTGAGCGTGTCGATAAAGTCACGCCCATACATCTCGTCGCGTCCGTTGGTACAAGCCGTTGGGTGGTCGTCCACCACCGTGCGATCACCGATCATGAGGACACCTGCGAGGGCAACGTATTTGGGGTTGCCCATGATGTCAACGACTGCCTTGGACAGACGTTGCTCGGGTGTAAGTTGTTTACCTATAGATAACATTGTCGTGTTCTCCTGTTAGTGCCGCACTAACGCTTGTCAGCCGCAAACATGTAGTTGTTGTCCATCGCCCACTGCGTGAATTTCTTGTTGGTCATCACGACTTTCTGATGCGCATACTTGGGTGCGCGGACACCGTTGGCGAACATACCCTGTGCCTCTTTGTCTAGGCGCACGAGGTAGTCCATCCACTGATTGATCCAGTCAGAGCCGATGGTGGACAAGGTTCTGTAAACAACCATACACACAGCCGCCGCGCTATCTGGCACCTTGGCGTTCTTGGGGTCGTCCTTGATTGACTGCAACGAGGGCAGTTGGTCAGCCAGTTTGACAAACGCCATCAAGTCCATCGCGCCACGCTCCCCGATGGTGCCCATAAGTAAACTTGTTAGGGTCTGGTCATCGAAGTGCGCACGCTGTTTGAGCCAGTCGGACGCGGCTTCAAGTGAGCGTGGTGTAACAAACGCAGTGCGTTGTTGCTTGGGGTGGTAGATGTAGGGGTTGTCGTCGGGGTCTTTGGTGTCCTCGAAACTGTGGAACAGATGCGGGTTGTCCTTGCACCAACCTAGCAGGGTGTGATCGACACCGTTGTTGATGCCCCACTCGATCCACTCCATGTTGTCAGGTTTACGCGAGGTGATAACCGTGATGCGATTGCGCGCATGTGGTGGCAGTAAGTCACCGACACCCTCGGCCCCAAGGTTAGTGGTCGCAAAGATTATCGAGTCAGGGTGTAACTCGTAACCGCCGATCTTGCGCTCCAACATAATGCGCAGTAGCGCGTTCTTCACAGCGGGGTTAGCCTTGCCATACTCGTCGATCATGAGAATGATCGGCGTCTTGATGTGCGCACCAAGTTCCTCGTTGGTCGCATACTTAACGTAATCGGCACCGTCGAGTTCGGACATCTTGGGGATGGTAATGTCGCCAAGGTCTTTGGTGGTGCAGTCGAAGTAGCATGGCGTGTGGTCAGGCAGTTCACGCGATAGCGTGGTAAGAAGTGATGATTTGCCTGTGCCCATGTGACCCTGCACAAGTATCGTGCGCTCGTTGCCACCGTGACGGATGGCGGTTGCGATCTGGTCAAGACCAAGTGCATACATTTGGATTGCTGAATTAGACATGTTGTTCTCCTGATAAGTTGTTAGTGCGGCACTAACTTAAAGGTCGATTGAAGGTAGCGATTTGATGGCATCGTCTACCGCTTTCTTGGTTTCGGCGCGAAGGTAGCCATCCTCACGCAGTGCATCGGGCGTGACCCCGCGTAGTGCATCGTCAAGTTTGATGCGCAATGCTGACATCTGAGAATCACCAGTGACGTTACACACGTCAAGAAGTTCTACGATGTCGAGCACATTTGACACGAGCGTATCCCGAAACACTTTCTTCTGTTCGTGGTCGGCATAGTCGAGCCGCTCTGACATTTTGGTCAGTGCTTTGTATGCGCGTTCCCATACGTCCTGCATCGCAGTCTGTAGTTGGTCGGCGTAATACGTCTGATAATGTGTTCTCACCTGTTCGGTCGCCTCGTTGCCCACGTCGATGCGGAAGTCACCTGCATCGGGGAGCGGGATGTAAGAGAAGCGGAAGCGAAACTTTGACGCGATACTGTCCGTCGAAGGGTAATCGGTAGGGTTGAACAGATCGCCTAGCTTGGCCTGTGACTGTGCGATAGCCCAGTCGTATGCGTCGAGAAACACCTGCACCATGCGCTCGTATTCGTTCTGCACCTCGGTCATCGCTTGGTGATACTTGAAATATTGCGCAGTTGGTAAGAGGCGCAGACCTGTATCAGACCACGGCATTGTCATGCTGTAGTGTAGGTTTCGGACGTTAGCTGTAAACTTCTGAACAGCCGTGAGTTCATCGCAGTTGCCCAGTAGTTTTTTGTGCACATTGGCAATACCTGTGTCGGCATGGTTCTGTGCGGTAACATCTTGTGATGCTCGCTTGTCTAGCTTGCGTCCTGTCCATGTTGAGATGGATAACTCAACAAGCATTGCTGATGACCCGATTGAGGGCACGTTGTTTGTTAGTGCGTCACTAACTTGATTTAGATGTGTCATGTCGTTCTCCTGTATGACATTTGGTTACGTTGGCGTTGGTGGCGTATCACTTGTCAGAGGACAAGGGCGGAACCGTTAGATACACCACCAACTATATATATTATCTCATAAGTAGCGGGAAATGTCAAATGATGTGAAAACGTGTTTATTTGTGTAATGTTCTGTTGTTCTGTGAATGTTCGGTCAAATGTTCGGAAGCAAGTGCTTGATTTACAAGTAAAGTTCGATTGTTCGCAATTTTCAGAAGTGAGGACATCTGCGGGGAGGGGGGAAGGGAAGAGATCATCCGCGAACATTGTTAGTGAGTCACTAACTTTACCCCTTGTATATACTTTTCTATAAAACGAACATTATATAATAATAATAAGATTAGATAAGATAATACAAAACTCGACAGGCAAGTTCTGCTAACGCTCCGCTCGGGTTGTCACGCCTTGCCACCAAACGCAAATGTACGATTGACACTTTGATTTTCCGAACATTGGCCGAACATTACGAACATTAGAGCGAACATTGCCTCACCGCTACGCTGAGAACTGGTTTCGCTTTGTTAGTGACGCACTAACACGTCAGGGTGCGCAGGTGCAGACTGGCTCGGCGCTACTTTGAGAACTGGCTTCACTTTGTTAGGGGCAACACTAACGTGTTGCCCGGGGCCGGCGTGAGTTAACCACTGTGTGATAACTCGTTTACACATGGACTCATAGCTACAGCGAGAACTGGTTTCATTAGGCACAAAAAAAGCCCCGCCGAAGCGGGGCTAGTAGTCAGTCTGTAAAACTGCTGATGATGTGTGATGGTGTGAGGCATGAATTGTATTCAGTCCAATATGTTTCATCCCATGTTTCGCAACCCAACATAAAGTTGATTAGGACAAAAGCCATCATAAAGGCGAAAGCCACAAAGCCGATTGTGGCGGCGATTATTTCAACTGCTCGTTTCATAACGTGTTCTCCTATAAAGATGGGGAGGCGTTGCCGCCTCCCCTGTGGTTGTTAGCGCTTGGCTAGTTTCAAGACCGCGTTCATTGCCGCGATCATTTCGGCAATATCGAACGGTGCCTCTTCAGCGTTGCGGCATTTCTTAATGCCATCGTTCGCCATGTCGCGGAACCATTCATCAATGGTGCGAGTGCGTTGTGCGCCGCCATCAGGCGATGCCGCGTCAATGCGGCGTTGCATACCGCGCTTGAAGTCGTTGCGCTTGGCACCAATTTGTTGTTGCCAATAACGACGCGTTGTTTTCTGCGCGTCGGTTAACGACTTAACAGGCTTGGCAAGCAAGCGCTGAATATCAGCACTGAAGCCTAGCACGATCGCGTCGTTGATCGCGTTAAACTCTTCAACCGATACGGTTGAGCCTTCAGACTTTGGCGATACAAAGTCAGTCGGCTTGTCAAAGCCATCGGCAATCAGCGCGTCAATCGCGGCGGTGCCATGCTTATCAGCAAGGATTGAAGAGGCAACCGCCTTGGATACGCGGTCAATGGTTGCGGTGTTAAGTTTACGATTTGTCATTTTGATTCTCCTCATATGACAAGTTTCAGAAAAGCCAACGGTTCCGCCGTTGACAATTACAATGTGCCTGTTTTCTGATAACAAAACAATAGATAAACTGACACTATACGATAAAAACCGACACGATCTGACACGCCTTGGCATTTCTCGAATGTTAGTGCCGCACTAACAAAACGTCAGGACGTGACCCCTACCGCCCCCGCACCCCCCGCTAGTCAGTTGTGACTCCGCCAGTTCTACTGTATTACTAATCTCTACGAACAATCGGTAAAATCTTGAGTTCGACCCCCCACCCCCCTCATATATAGGAACACCCCCCGGTAGGAGTCCCAACCTCCTTGCACAAAAACAAATTATTGTGTATAACTCGACAAGAACGGTTATCTAACCTGCGGACAGAACATGGATTTAATGCTGGAACCTGAGATCGGTGTCCCGTATTCGGACAAAGTTCCGTATCTGGACCTTCGTGCACGCGCTGAAGCTGCGTGTAACACTGCAACTATGCTTGCCGAACACGGTTTAGACGTAAATCCAACCGCAGAAGACGAGGATACCGCCGCAAAACTTGCGTTGGCCTACGCTGATAATCCCGATAAAACGTCGAGACGCGTTACGGACAAGCGTGCAGCCAAGCTCCCACCCCCTGCGCTCGTAGCGACTCACGGAATCCTTACACAGTTCGGGCACTCGGTGGTGGAGAGCGCGGTCCAAGTCCGACATTTGGTGACAAACAAGCTGATTGAAGAGACTGAGAACCCTGATCCACGGGTGCGCATCCGTGCATTGGAGCTTTTGGGCAAAATTTCGGACGTTGGCTTGTTTACAGAGAAGACAGAAGTCACCATAACGCACAAAACTACGGACGAATTGCGCGAAAGCCTGCGTTCTAAGTTGACAAGGCTCGTAAATCCCGCCGAAGAGGTGGAAGACGCGGTGTTTACAGAGGTTGATGCGGTAGATGTCGATGCAGAACTCGGCTTCAAGGACGAAACCGATGAATAATATGGCCTTGGATTTTTCTGAAGCCGAAATCCAGCAGATGCTGGACAACCTAGACGCCTTTTCTGACGACGAAATAGCTGAAATCGATAAACTAGCGGGGGAATTGGCCTCTCGTAAGGAAAATAAGGCCGCATATGACGACCTTATCGAGTTTTGTAAGCTGATGATGCCGGATTTCATCGTTGGTAAGCACCACAGAATACTTGCTGACATGTTAATGGGCATTGAGAAAGGGGATAAAGACCGTGTTTGCGTTAATATTCCGCCCCGTCATGGTAAATCCCAGCTCGTTTCTATTTTCTACCCAGCATGGTTCTTGGGGCGTAACCCCACGAAAAAAGTCATGATGGTCTCGCACACCACAGACCTCGCTGTGGATTTCGGGCGTAAGGTTCGTAACCTGATTGCCACCGATGCGTACAAAGCGGTGTTTCCTACCACATCATTGGCGCAGGATAGTAAGTCAGCAGGTAGATGGAACACAAACGTCGGCGGTGAATACTACGCCTGCGGTATCGGGTCCGCCCTTGCGGGCCGTGGTGCCGACCTCCTGCTGGTTGATGACCCACACTCCGAACAAGATGTGATTAACGGCAACTTCGAGGTGTTCGAGAAAGCCTACGAGTGGTTCACCTTCGGTGCCCGTACCCGTCTGATGCCCGGGGGTCGTGTGGCTATTATTCAAACCCGTTGGCACATGGACGACCTGACGGGGCGTGTGACGACAGACATGGCGAAGAACGCTCGTGCTGACCAGTACGAGGTTGTGGAGTTTCCGGCGATCCTTGAGGTGAAGCGCAAGGGGTCTAACACATATGTAGAAAAGCCCTTGTGGCCTGAGTTCTTCGATCTGGACGCGCTGCTGCGTACCAAGGCGTCGATGCCTGTGTTCCAGTGGAACGCACAGTATCAGCAGCAGCCGACGGCGGAAGAAGCCTCTATCGTTAAACGTGAATGGTGGGGCATGTGGGAGCAGGACAGCCCGCCCTCGTGCGAATACATTATCATGTCGCTTGACGCAGCGGCAGAAACACACAACCGAGCGGACTACACGGCGCTCACAACTTGGGGCGTTTTCCTAAACGAAGACACGGATGCGTACAATATAATATTGTTGAATAGTATCAAAAAACGTTTAGAGTTCCCAGAGTTGAAACAGTTGGCTATGGAAGAGTATAGCGAGTGGGAACCCGATGCGTTCATTGTGGAGAAGAAATCCGCAGGGACGGCGCTCTATCAAGAGATGCGGCGCATGGGTTTGCCCGTATCTGAGTTCACCCCGCACCGTGGGTCGGGTGACAAGTTAGCACGCTTGAACTCTGTAGCTGATATTGTGGCGTCTGGCATTTGTTGGGTGCCACCTACCAGATGGGCAGAGGAAGTGATAGAAGAGATTGCCGGATTCCCTTTTATGAGTCATGATGACTTAGTGGACTCAACGGTGATGGCTCTTATGAGATTTAGGCAGGGAGGTTTCATACGGTTGCCTTCTGACGAGCCGGAGGAACCAACATACTTTAAGCGGCGAAGCGGCGGGTATTACTAAGAGGTTAAAACATGGCTATAGAGAAAAGCAACAACCCCGCTCCCCAGAGCATTGAAGACGAGCTAGAGGGCTTGGAGATGGAAGATGTTGGCATTGATGCCGACATTGAGATCGAGGTCGTTGATCCCGAGTCCATCACGCTTGACGATGGTTCCATGGAGATTACCCTGATCCCTGATGCAGAGATTTCTGACTTCACCGAATTTGATATGAACCTTGCGGAGGTTCTCGATGAGTCCCACCTGCAAGAGATTTCTAACGACCTCGTAGGGCTGGTTACAGCCGATATTGATGGACGTAAGGAGTGGGCGGACACATTCGTTAAAGGGTTGGACGTGCTGGGCTTCAAGTATGAAGAGCGCACGGAGCCGTGGGAAGGTGCCTGTGGCGTCTACTCCACAGTGCTCGCGGAAGCTGCCATCCGCTTCCAAGCAGAAACAATGTCCGAGACTTTTCCCGCCGTTGGACCTGTAAAGGTCAAGATTCTGGGTGAAGAGACTAAAGATAAGGTCGAGGCCGCAGAGCGCGTCAAGGCCGACATGAACTACGAGTTGACCGAGCGCATGGTCGAGTACCGCCCCGAGCACGAGCGTCTGCTCTACAGCTTGGGTCTGTCAGGGTCTGCGTTCAAGAAGGTCTATTACGATCCGAATATGGGGCGGCAGGTTGCGATTTATGTGCCTGCTGAAGATGTCATCGTGCCATACGGTGCAAGCCATATCGAGACAGCAGAGCGCGTAACGCACGTTATGCGTAAGACAAAGAACGAGCTTCGGAAGCTACAGCATGGCGGGTTCTACCGCGACATCGACCTTGGCGAGCCGGAGCCATACCACAGTGACATTGAAGAGCGTAAGGCTGAAGAAGGTGGGTTCTCGCTCACCGACGACAACCGCTACGCGCTCTACGAGATTCATGCTGACCTAGTTATCGAAGGTATCGACGATTCTGACGACGACATTGCCAAGCCATACGTTGTGACCATTGAACGTGGTAGCGGTGAGGTCTTGTCGATTCGTCGCAACTGGAACGAGGACGACGAGCTGCACCTGAAGCGCCAGCACTTCGTGCACTACGTCTACGTTCCGGGTTTTGGGTTTTACGGGCTTGGCCTCATCCACATCATCGGTGGATACGCGAGGGCGGGCACATCCTTGATACGGCAGCTTGTAGATGCTGGTACCCTCTCAAACCTCCCGGGGGGTCTCAAGTCTCGTGGCCTACGTATCAAGGGTGATGATACGCCGATTGAACCCGGCGAATGGAAGGATGTCGATGTGCCTAGCGGCTCTATCCGCGACAACATCATGCCCCTTCCTTACAAGGAACCTAGCCAGACCCTTCTTGCCTTATTGAATCAAATTACGAACGAAGGACGTAGGCTAGGCGCTATTTCAGACATGAACATCTCGGACATGTCTGCAAACGCGCCAGTGGGCACCACACTTGCCCTGCTAGAGCGCACCCTGAAGCCTATGGCTGCGGTGCAAGCACGCGTGCACTATGCGATGAAGCAAGAGTTCAAGATGCTCAAAGCTATCATGGCGGAGTACGCACCCATCGACTATGGGTACCAGCCGCATCGCGGGGAGATTAGCGCGAGGCAGGATGACTATCTGACCACAGATGTGATCCCTGTCAGCGACCCTAACTCCTCGACCATGGCGCAGCGTGTCGTGCAGTACCAAGCGGTGTTGCAGATGGCGCAGTCTGCCCCACAAATTTATGACCTCCCTCAACTGCACCGTCAGATGATTGAGGTCTTGGGCGTGAAGAACGCCGACAAACTCGTACCTACAAAGGACGACGCGAAACCGACCGATCCGGTCAGCGAGAACATGGATGCACTGATTGGCAAGCCGATGAAGGCGTTTATCTACCAAGATCACGCAGCTCACATCGCTACCCATACATCGTTCATGAAAGACCCGATGATCGCTCAGATGATCGGACAGAACCCGCAAGCGCAGCAGATTATGGCTTCGCTTCAGGCGCACATCGCAGAACACCTCGGTTTCCAATATCGTCAACAGATCGAAGAGAAGCTGGGGGCACCGCTACCTGCTCCAAACGAGACCCTACCAGAAGAAGTCGAAGTTCAACTGGCACGCCTCGTAGCAGACGCAGGGCAACAACTTACTCAGGCACATCAGCAGCAGGCTGCACAGCAACAAGCTCAGCAGCAAGCGCAAGACCCTGCCTTCCAGCTTCAGCAAGCAGAACTTCAAGTCAAAGCCCAAGAGGTCCAGCGCAAAGCCGCAAAAGACCAGTCCGAAGCGCAGCTCAAACAAGCAGAGTTGCAGCGTAAGGCTCAGAAAGACCTCGTGGACTCGGCACTTGAAGCAGAGAGACTCAAGATCGACCAGCAAGAGTTGGTTATTGATGCCCAGAAAGAGGGTGTCAAACTTGCAGCAGACCGCCGCAAGGACAACACAAAGCTCGACCTTGAGTTAGCTAAGATGATGACCGGAAAAGGCAGAGGTAACTAATGGCAAAAACCGTCTTTGACGTGCTTAAAGAACGTATCGACGAGCAAGTCTCGTCTGCACAAGACTTCCTGAACGCAGGGTCCGCGAAGGACTATGCGAATTACAGGGAGGTTGTTGGCTTAATTCGGGGTCTCGAAGCCAGCAAATCCTTCATTGAAGACCTCTCGCGCAACTATATGGATGACGATGATGACTAACACTCAGACGATTGAATTGCCTGATGCACTAAAGCAAAAGATGGAAGCGGAAGCCGCTCCAGCCGAGCCGATCAGACGAGAGCTTACAGATGCGGAGTGGGAAGCACAGCTACCCAAACCCACTGGCTATCGTATTCTGATCGCACTGCCAGATGTGGAAGAATATTACAAAGGCAGCACCCTACTTAAGACCTCAGATGTGATGCACAGAGAGTACATCATGTCGATCATGGGGATCGTTATTGACATGGGTCCAGACGCTTATGGTGATAAAGAACGGTTTCCTAACGAGCCGTGGTGCAAAGAAGGCGACTACGTAATGTTCCGCATGAACACAGGTACGCGGTTCAAGGTGAACGGCAAGGAGTTTCGTTTGATGAACGACGACTCTGTTGAAGCTGTAATCCCTGATCCGAGCGGTATCATGGCAGTATAGGAGACAGGTAAATGCCATTCCAAAAAGTAGAATTTGAATTTCCTGAAGGGGAAGACGACGTAAAGGCTGCAAAGCTGGAAGTTGAACGTTCCAGCGCGCAAGAGGTGGACATCGGTGGTAGGAAAGCTAAAGCGAAAGCTGCACAAAACGAAGTTGTCGTGGACGACGAAGTGGATACTGACGACGACGGATATGAGATTGAAGTGGTTGATGATACGCCGAAAGCGGATCGGAACCGTAAGCCTTCTGACCCGCCTGAAGATGTTACTGACGAGGAGTTAGAAGACTACTCCGAGAAAGTCCGCAAGCGCATCCAGCACTTTAGTAAGGGTTACCACGACGAACGCCGTGCCAAAGAACAGGCACTGCGGGAACGTGAAGAGCTTGAGCGTGTGGCTCAGCAGCTCCTTGAAGAAAACAAGAAGCTAAAGACCAACGTAAACAAGAATCAATCAGCTTTACTTGAGCAAGCTAAGAAAAACGCGGCTGCTGAGATGGAATCTGCTAAGAAGGCATATAAAGATGCTTATGAGGCAGGTGACTCAGATGCTGTCGTAGCTGCGCAAGAAAACCTAACAAACGCCAAGATAAAGGCTGATAGGTTAAATAATTTCAAGTTACCAGCTTTACAGGAAGAGGAAACTCCTGTTAGAGTGGGAACTGAAACCGCCCCTGTGCAGGTTCAGATTGATCCCAAGGCAGCAGCTTGGCAAGAAGCCAACCCTTGGTTCAATCAGGACACAGAGATGACGAGCTTAGCGCTTGGGCTGCATAACAAACTCGTCCAAGAGGGAGTAAGCCCTCAAAGTGATGAATACTACGAGCGAATTGATGCTCGTATGCGACAGTTGTTCCCGGATAATTTCGAGGATGACACGGAGGTAGAAGAGCAAAGGCCACGGAAGCGAACGTCAAATGTGGTTGCTCCCGCAACGCGGAGCACAGCGCCTAAGAAGATTAGGCTCACGCAATCACAAGTTACAATCGCAAAACGGCTGGGACTTACCCCCGAACAGTACGCCAAAGAGGTTGCATTAGATATGAGGAAACAAAATGGCTGAGAATCGTATAAACCGAGACCTTGAGTCCCGTGAAAAAACGACCCGCAGAAAGGCTTGGCAGCGTCCAGAGGTGCTACCGTCACCCAATCCCGAGCCGGGTTACGCATTTCGCTGGATACGTGTTAGTTCGCTAGGTAATACCGATGCCACTAATGTTTCTTCTAAACTACGTGAAGGTTGGGAGCCTGTAAAAGCCTCAGACCATCCAGAAATCACCCTTGTTACTATCGAGAATGATCGGTTCAAGGATAACGTGGTGATTGGTGGCTTGATGCTGTGTAAAGCTCCAGAGGAGTTAGTCGATGAGCGCAATGACTACTATGGTCAGCAAACCCGCTCGCAGATGCACTCCGTTGACAACAACCTCATGAGAGAAAACGACCCTCGTATGCCTCTGTTTAACGACAGAAAGACGAAGGTTACATTTGGTAACGGAACTTAATAGGAGCTTAAGATGGCTTATCCTACTGTAAGCGGGCCTTACGGCCTAGTTCCGGTAAAACTGTTGAGCGGCTCTCCTTTCGTGGGCGTAACTCGTCACTTCAAAATTGCAAGTGGCTACGCTACATCCATTTTCTACGGAGATGCTGTCAAACTAGTTACCGGAGGCACCGTCGAGCGTGATACGTTTGATGCTGCTATGACACCTGTCGGTGTCTTTCTTGGTTGCACGTACACTGACCCCAACCTTGGCTACAAGGTCTGGCGTCAATCGTACCCT